GTCGAAGCGGATCAAGTGAGTGAAGGCGTATTTCCCCTCGCCGATCTTCGTCGCTTGGAAGATCGTTCCAGCGTCGTAGAGTCGAGGCGTCAGTTCAGTATCCGACCCCGTAATCGTCGGCTCGTTCTCGGAGGACGAGTTCAGATCTAAGGCGAACACGTCCTCGGACTGGACCGAGAAGGCCGCGTTCCCGTCCACGTCTGGCTCGGCCCTGAGAAGAGTCGCGGGATACTCGCGGACGCTCCTCGTGTTCGATCCGACCTGAATTTGAACGACGTTCGTCGTCCCGTTCTCGATCTGGACATAAAGCATCCCAGACGTAGGAGACTGAATCGGGAAGAGGACGCATCGAACGCCGCCCTCCTGGCTCTGAGTGTTCCCCGATCGCACGATCACCGCGAGAGCGAACCCCTCGACGAACGGATCCTCCGGCGGATCCTCTCGAGGGTTGTAGGGGAACAAGCCGAACTGTGAGCCACCGCCATCGGTCGCGACGCCGACCCGGAGCTGGGTATCGCCTTCGTCCGTCTGCGACTGCCCCGCCCAAGCCATCACGTTGTCTACGACCGTGATCTCCCACCAGTTGTACTTGTAGGCCCCGTCGTCGGTCTTGTAGGCACTTCTTTCGGCGTACACCGGGAAGACCGTGGACCGCGGATCGCCGATCCATCCGCCACCGCCCGCGGCATTCTGAACGAGAGGAAGAAGCAGGTCGAGCCGCTTCATCATCTCATTCATCGTGGTGAAGTCGAGCTTCCCGACTGCTCCATCGTAGAATCGCGGGAGGTCGGTCACGGTGAAAGGATCCGGTACTGGAGGTCAACGTTCGCGGTATTTGCTCGAGCGAACGGCGCGGCGTTTCCGAGGCGGCCCATCGAATACTCGCCGGGGAGTAGCTTCAGGAACGGATAGAAAGTCGAGGAGACCTGGAAGCCGATCTCGACGAAGTTCGTCTCGTCCAGGTTCCGGAAGAAGCAGACGCCGCCGACCGCGACATCAGTCACGCCGAGGGCTTCACCCTGAGCCGCGGTCCCCGAGTGGCTGATCTCCTGAACGCCGCCGTCTCCCTTGTTCGACGCGAGGTCGATCGAGATGGTTCCGGGGTTGTACTGCTCTCGGAAGTTCGTCGCCGAGACCGTAAGGCTCCCGGTCATGGTGATCTCGTCGGCCATCGTGGTCTCCTAGAAGTTGCGGATGTTCGAGCTGATGTTATTCAGGTCGAGTAGTTGCGTGAAGGGCTGGACGAAGTAGACCTCGTCGGCGTGTCCGTCGTTCGCCGTATCGACCACGATCCCGTTCTGGTCGATCAGCGGTTGCTGCTCTAGGTGGAAGAACTGGTCGTCTACAAACGAGTGGGCGATCGTGAAGACCGAGACGCCCGTCCGCCGGACACTCGCCCCACGATAGAGGACTCGACCGATGTCCGCTCCGAGGAACTTCCTCGAGTTCCTTGCGAACGTGAAGTTCGAGATATTCGCGAAGTCAACCAACGTGACGGTCTCGGTCAGGACGAGTTCCTGTCGCCGTCTCATGATGCTCGTCGGGATCCCTCCCGCATCGACTGGAGTCCCGCCGATGTCGGCGTCCGGGTCTGGGTCCCCTTGCAGCGGCGTGTTCGGTTCGGACCGCCACGCGAGCTGGAACTCGGTCCGGATCTCGCTGGACAGCTCGACATAGTTCACCTCGTTCGGGAGGACGGAAGGAAACGCATCTTCCGGAGCTGCTAGGAACTCCGTGGAAGTCATCTCGTAGGTCCAGGTTACGTCGTATACGCCCGACTGTCCTCCGACTGGTGTGATCGTGAAGTCCTTCGCGATCAGGCCAGGGATCGACGGGTAGCTCGATCCCTTGTCAGGGACCACCGTCGTCCCGACCGTCGTCCCGAACGCCTTGAAGACCAGAGCCGGGTCGGCGTAGTCGCTCGCGTAGAACTGCCGCGTCCCGGTCCCGCGTCCGCCGCTGGACTGGATCGAGCGGCTCTCGATCTTTTCGATGAACTCCGGCATCAGGCGAACCCTCCGACGCCAGTGACCATTCTGGCGGTGTTCTGGACTATCTGGGCGAGGAAGTCGCGGGACTCTCCGCTGAGCTTGTTCAGGATCTTCGAGTTGTCGAGCTGGGCCTTGACGCCAGTCGTAAACGAACCGCCCGCCGTGTCGAAAGTGCTGGTCATCCCTTGGATCGCTTTGAGCGCGCTCGCCCTCTGCTCGTCGATCTTCTTCTGGATCTCGCCCATCTTCTTCCGAGCCGCGGCCTCGTTCTCGGCGATCTCCTCCCGCCTCGCCTTCTCGGCCTTCGCCGCTTCTTTCCTCGCCTGCTCGACCTTCGCGAGTCCGCTCATCTGCGCAGCCAGGCGAAGGGCCTCGTCCTCCATCTGCTGCCTGAAGGCTTCCCGGTCTGCCTTCTTCTTCGCCTCGGCTGCTGATTCAGCCGCCTCGATCTCCTTCTTCTCCTTTTCTTCGACCTGCTCCAGAACCTCCATCCGTTGAAGACTGTTTAGTTCCCGCTGGAGGCGGATGTTCTCTTCGATCGCGGCGAGCTGTTCGTACTTCGTTTCCCTTGCCTTCTCATAGAGGCGATTCGCGTCTTCCTCTTCGAGCTTCAAGTCGTGGATCGCTTGAAGCCTTGCCATGTTCTCCTCGTCGAGAGCTTTGAGCCGCTGCCCCCGCTCGAGACTGATGAGCCTATCTCGCTCCTGGAAGACCTTGTTCGCGATGGCGAGTTCGCTCTGGCCCTGTAGCTTCGCCACCTGCTCGAAGAGACTGAGCTTCGCGCTCAGGTCCCCGATCGTCACGCCGAGATCATTCGCCGCTTGTTCTAGCTCGAAGACATTCTTCCGAGCGCGCTGGGCCTCGATCGAGGCATACTCCAGCGCGTCGCCGAACTCGTAGAATTTCGTGATGAGACCGCCGACGATCGGCAGGCTTGAGAGGGACGCCCGGACCTTCTCGGAGTCTCCTGAAAAGAGCGACATCGCGGCCCCGGCCAGGCCCACTCCGATTTCGAGAGCAGCCATCGAAGCCATGACCGCGGCGGCGGCGGTTGCGATCTTCCCGAGGCCCGCGGTCCCAGAGCTTCCCGCTTCGTCCATTTTGTCGGCGGTCTTCTCGGCTCCGGTCTGGGCCTTCTTGAAGGCTTTCTCCAGCTCATCCGTACGAGCCGTCATCTCGACTTCTAGGTTGAACTCGGCCATCTAGCGGTTCCTCATCTGGGCCTCGACGAATGCCCGGTGATCGTGGCCCCCCGTACTCTCGGAAGACGCTCCCGACTGGCGGCGATAGTGGGCGATCACCTGGAGCCCGTAGGCGTTGAAGTCATCGACGGGAAGATCGAGAGGACTGCCGACACCGGGAAGGGCGTGGGCGATATGAGCCGCCTCGCCATGCCAGTCCCGCCCCTCGTCTACCCCTTTCCCTCGGCCCCACCCTTCGACGCGGCCTTCGGCTTCAGCTCGTCGAGGTCGTACCCCAGACACCAGAGCGACGCCCTCGAGGCTTCCTCAGGGTTCATCGACTCGACCAGCTCCTCGCCGCCCACGACGGCGATCCCGATGATCGTCCGGCACCACCGGATCGAGAAGGGGAGCCGCATCAGGGCCATGACGCTCTCAGAAGCCTGTCGAGCCTCCCTGAGACGCTCGAGGCGTTCCGAGGACTCGATTCCCGCCTGATCCATGTCCTCGACGAGAGCGTCTCTCTCGGCCTTCCAGTGGATGGCCTGTAGCTCGATGATCTGATTCACCGTCAGGCGAGGGATCGAGACCTGGCCGTCCGGGCCGTCGTAGATGTAGGGCGTCATCGGGGCTCCTTTATTTCGTCACCACGCCGAAGGGCGTGGCCTGGAGGTCCCTGTGTACCTTCTCCGCCTCGACCCGGTCGAGGACCGACGAGTCGAGGATCTTCGCGTAGGTCTTCGCCCTACTGACGGCCTCGGCCTCGTCGATGCGACTCGGCGAGATACAGACCACCCGCTCGGATCCGTCGGTGAAGACCAGACGGATCCTCCAGACGAGCGAAGTCGGACGGATCAGTCCCTTCGCGGCCAGGCTGGCGGGAGACTCGATCAAGCGGTCTCATCCCACGCGATGGTCGGTCCGTCGGAATCGTTCATCTCGAAGTTGAACGTCACCGTCTGGGCTCCGTCCTGAGTCGAGGCGAACGCGACCGAGTTGAAGACCGCATCGAAGGCGAGCGTCGAGTCCGCCGGGGTGCCACCCTTTCCGAGGGTGAGCGTGACCGTGCCGCCGGTTGCACTCGAGGCGATCCCGAGAGGACTCGATCCGGATGCATTGTGGTACGGCGTACCGCCAGCGGACCCCGTGATGTCGAGGACGCCGGAAGCCTTTCGCCGGTTGCCCACGTCGCCGAAGCCGGTGACGATCTGAGTCGTCCGCGTGAGGGTCGCCGAGAACGTGTTCAGGACGGCCTTGTATCCGGTCGGGAGGCTGACGTCGCCGTCCGATCCGATGAGCATGGTGGACATTCTGGAATCTCCTAGGTCGCCGCGGAATTGTCGCGGCCTTCGATGATGAAAGTCGAATCGACGCGCAGATATTCGCCTTCGAGGGTCGGGGTTCCCCTTGAGCTGGCCCGGATCGTCGCCCGGTCGAAGTTCGGGAGGCCGGTAACGGTCTGGCCGTGGACCAGCTCGTGGACCTGAGCCTCGATCGTCGCCAGAGCATCGACCCCGGCTTCGGTCTTCCCGAAGAGCGAGACCTCGACCGTCGCCTGGACGAACGAGTTCCCGCCGAAGTAGTTCGTGACGCTCGATCCTGACACGTTGAAGACCAGCAGCGGAAGAGTCGACGACGCCGGAGCCTCGATCGCGAAGATCCGATCCCCGACCGAAGTCCGGACCGGGTTCGTACTGTCTCCGAGGTCCACCTTGAGGCGAGAATAGAAGGCTCGAGAGACGTCCAGGCTCATCGCATCGACCTCGATTCGTTCTGGATCCTCGACCTAATCTTCGGCCCTAGCTTACTGAACACGCGGCGAATGAAGGGCGTCGCGGACCTGATGCCCTTCGCCATGAAGGGCCGTTTCGGTGTTCCGAGTCCTAGCTCGTGCATCCTCGCGTATAAGACATCGGATCCAGCAGTGACGCGAAACGACGCCCCCTTCCTTTCTGCGGGCCTCGTCCGGAATGATCTCCGGAGGGTTCCCGTATCTACGCCGGGAGGCTTGGAGACTGGCGATGGTCTCCCGGTCCCCTTCGAGTCGTGAGTGAAGACGCTCCGGATGCCGATCGCGTTCTTCTTGAATGATCCGCCTGCCAGAGCCTCGGCCGATAGGTTCAGAGCCCGCGTGATCTCTTCGCCGAGAATCTTCGCGGCCTTCTTCGCGTCGATATTGTGACGGGCGTCGAATCCGCCGTTCTGCTTCTTTGTCATCCGAAGACCTCCACGGCCTCGACGATCGTGAAGCAGAGAGCGTCGGACGTGGTCCGCTCCTGAGGAATGCGGACCGAGGAGATCTCCCACGTCGTCGAGTCGTAGAGGATCCGATCCTTCACCGTGATCGTCGGCTTCCCGTCGAAGTAGATCGTCGCCCGCCGGGTCGATCGCTCGGCCCCACCCGAAACGTCGTCACTTACCGATCGAACCTGGACGAAGGCGTTCACGCTCGAGGTCGTTCCGAATGATTCCACACTGCCGCCCGAGGCGTCTATCGACCCGGTCGCCTTCGGCTTAATGACAAGCGATTTCCCGAACTTCGAGATCAGGCTCTGGACGGTCATCGGATCTCCCGATAATGGTCGAGCTTCGCGACCCTCTCCGCCAGCAGGTCGGCGATCGCCGCCTGGGTGTAGTTGTAGTCGCCGAGGCTCTCGGCCTGAAGCGTCCGATCCTGAAGTCGCTCCCGGAAGATGTCGCCCGCGACCTCGAGCCCCACCTGCTCGAGGTCGTCGGGGACAGTCTCGAACCCGGCGGTGTACTGAACGAAGACCGGGAAGAACCCGGACGGGAAGCGGTTCGCCTGAGCGTCGTCAGAACGAATCCCAGGGAAGCGGTCCGCGGTGATATGTATCCGACCACTCTCGAAATCCACCCGATACTCGGAGACGTTGTCCCGAGGGAACTCGAGCTGGGCGTCGGCGTCGATGACGCCGCGACCGCCGAAGCGGTAAAGGCTTCGGGTGTAGGCGTTCTTTGTGAGCGTCGCCGACCAGCCTGATACGGCCGAATTGATCTGGTTCACCAGGGCCGAAGTCGTCGCGTAGGAGGTCGCGGCCAGGGTGGCCGTCGTAGTCGTCCCGTCGCTCTCGACCTTGTAGAGGCGAAGGGTGAGGCCGTCGAAGCCGACGGTCGCGACCACGTCGCTCGAGGCCGTATCGCTCGAGACACTGAACGAAGTCTGAGAGCCGAAGGCGATCGTGTCGATCGAGACGATCGGGAACTCCTCGGTCCGGACGGTTCGATCACCTTCCGGCATCAGGAAGTCGAAGAAGGTCCGGGCCTTGAGTTTCCGGTCGCAGTGGCTCTCGATGATCGCCGTCGCTCGGTCGATACACTTCTCCAGGATTACGTCGTCGTCCGTGCCGCTGATCCCGAGGTAAGCCTTCAGATTCGCCAGAGATGTCAAAGCGTAGGTGCCGACTGCCATCAGTCGATCCTCGCCACTTCGCCGACGACGCTCGTGAAGGTGACCCCCTGCTCAGGAACCGCCCACGAAACACTTTCGGGGTTTGTCTCGTCGTAAGTGTCTGGAAGAAAGCCGAGGAACAACGCGCCGTATCTTGCGGTAGTGTCGCCGCCCACCGAGGTCAGCCGTCCGCTGCTGGTGAGATATGCACTTGAAAGCCTCGCGTTCCCGTATAAGACTCGGAGCTGGCCGTCGCCCGCCTTCGTACAGTCGCCGCCGTCGATCGTCTTATCTGATCCGGTGTTGAATTGAATCAGATTCGTCAAATTGTCAGAGTCTGGCCCATGTTCTAGTCCTTGCGTGGCTAGACGGGCCGCGGTCCCGGTGTATCCCATCACCATCACCACGTCTTCGAACTTAGTCAGCTCACAATCATTAGAGGAGAAGACTCCCGCCGACTGAGGCCGAGATGCTTGTTGGCATCTGAAGCCGAGATACTGCCGCATTTTTCAGCCTCCAAAGAACGGAATAGTCTTGATGATCGCTTCGCCGCCAGTGCCCGCACAATTCTCGTTCGTCATCGGAATCGAGCCGCCGTGCCTCAACGCGCAGACCGCAAAACAGGATACGTTCGTGTCGTCGCTGTCGGTGTCGAGGATGAACGAGATCCGCTGGTAGCGTCGCATCGGGAATTCGGTCCCGATCTTAATCGAAACGACCCGCATGTCCTTATCGACCGGAAGCGACGAAGTTGATCCGTTGGTGTTGAGCGTGGTCCCGGCGGAATACAAAGTCTGAGATCCGGACATGTCCGACTGATCTGATCCGGCGATGACGAGAGCATCGACCGATGCGTCGGTGTCATCAGTCACGTCGAAATTGATGAGCCAGCACGCCTCCAGATATCCGTCGGTGTCAATGGTGCTAGAAACACTGAGACCGTTTCCCGGATCACCGAGCGTGGCTAGGCGGAAGTTCCAGTTCTGTGATTCTCTCATTCATTGTTCCTAGCGAAAGAGAGGGCCGCCGCCAAAAGACGACGACCCCCCCGAAAGAAAGAAGTTCAGAGCCGAACCAGGGCGTCGATATCGGCCTCGGTCCCGGACAGAGAGCGAGCCGCCACCGTGTCGATGACCTCGCCGCCTCTGGAGGCGATCGCGAGACAGAAGACGCCGTTGGCCGTTCCGCCAGCGGTCACGACTGGCTTGATGAACCGCTCCCGCTTCTTCAGATCGACTTCGAAGACGACGATCCGGTCGTCATCGCTGGTTCCAGGCAAGACGGTCGAGGATCCGGCGATGTCCAGGCAAGCCGCGTTGCCGATAGTCGCCGCGTCGATGTCGGAGAACGAGCCTCCCGAGGTCGTCGCCTCGGAGAGCTTCAGAGCGGTGACGGCGGCGCCGATGTTGCCGAGACCGACGACCACCGTGAGGTAGTCATAGCCAAGGGTGTCGATCTCCTCGGCGGTGGTCGCTCCGGAGTTGGCGACCGGGTCGATGACCATCTGGTATCCGGTGTTTTGTGCGTGAATCATATTCGTGGTTTCCCGTAATAGGGGGCCGACCGAAGTCGGCCCCCGGAGTTCATCAGAAGAGGAGGCCGACGACGGGACCCGACTCGCTCGAGTCGCCCACGTCGTGGACGTTGATGTCGAACCGCTCGGTGCCACGGATCGCGAGTTCGTCCTGCTCGAAAGCGTTCAGGGCCGAGTCGCTGATCTGGACCTCGGTCTGGCGACGGTCGCCGAACGAAGCGGCCAGGCTGAGATCGCCGAAGAGCGCGCCGATCTTGTTCGCCGAGTAGGCGGACCGCATCACCTGAGTGAACTCGACCGGGTAGCCGAAGAGGGTCGGGGTCCCGGCGTAGCCGTCCTTAATCTCGCGGGCGGAGGTTCCACCGGCGGAGGTCAGAGCGGCCTCGAACATGCCGTGCCAGGTAGCCTTGTGCATGTAGAACTTCGCGTTCGGGGTGTCGGCGTAGGCGGGGAGGAGCCCCATCATCGCGCCGATGTTGTCGAGCGTGAGGTCGCCGAAGCCGGAGCCGAGGGCCGCGTCGTGATACATGACGCCGGTCGTTCCCGCTTCGATCTGGGTCACGACGCCATTGATGCCACCGAAGGTGGACGTACCATCTCCGGTGAACCCACACTCGTCTTCCTTCTTCGCGAGGGCGTAGGCGATCTCGCCCGCCACGTCGTCGGCGAGGTTCACGAAGGCGTCCTCGTTCAGCTCGTTCGAGATGGTGGTGAGGACCATCGCCTTCTTCGCGACAAGCAAGACCGACTCAAAGGTCTGGGTAGATTCGGTTCCGGCGGTGGCTTCTCCGACGAAGTTCGCGGTGAGGCCAGCCGATCGGCGAGGAACCCGGAGGGTATCGCTGGACATCGGACGGACTCGAGCGTTTCGACGGAAGACGCCGTACTGTTCGCGGAGCGAGATCAGCTCGTTCTCGAACTCTTCAGGAACGAGGAAGCCACCAGCGGAGTTCACGCCCTCGGTGTGGGCCTTGACCTCGATACCGTTCGCGTCGCAGAAGTTCAGGCTCTTCCGGTGGCCTCGAGAGGCGAGGAGCCAGTGACCGAACCGCATCGCCTTCGTGACGGCGTCGCCGGAGCTGTCGTCCTTGAAGTTCTTGAGCTTCGACCAGATCTTCGGGCGGTGAATGGCCGGGGCCATCTTCGTCGCCGGGGCGACGGCCTTCCGCCGGTTCAGGGTGATCGACTTCGGGGTCGCCTTGTCTTCCATGTCCTCGTCCTCGTCTGCCTTGTCGGCGGTTTCTTCGTTGTCTTCGACGGCCTTTTCTTCTTCGTCCTCAGCCATCTTCGGCATCAGAACGACTTCGACGTCCTCAGCGGAGAGAGGCTCGCCCTTTTCGTCCACGACGGCGACCTTCTCCATATAGAGGGCCTTCGCCTGGACGAATCCAGTCTCGCCGACCTGGTCGGCGATGTTCTGGAGGTCCTTCTGGACCTCCTCGATGTTCACGAATCGCATGATTTGTCCTCGGTTGAGTGTTCGGTGTGACGTTCTAGCTTCTGGCCCCACGATCCACCGCTCCAGCCCTTTCGGCTCCGCGTCCGGACCTCATCGAGGCGTACGGTCAGAGGGTCGAAAGACGGCCCCGTCGAGGGACCTGGATCTGGACGGTCCGAGGTGGCGGAGCGAAGTCGAGCCATCGTTCCGCGTCCTCGAGTGAGACGACGCCCTTCCGGACCGCGGAGACCAGAGCGGTCGCATTCGCCGGGAGCGGAGCGACCGAGACCTCGAGGAGCTTCCACTTCGAGTAGACCTGTCGGACGGTGTCGCCGTAGTCCTCCTGATCCTTCGCCGAAGCCTTCCGGACCCCGCCAGGGAGCGGGACGAAGCCGACGCTGATCCCCTTCACGATGCCCTGATCGACGAGGCTCTCGACGAACTCCGGGAAGTATGAGCCGTTGAAGCCTTCCGGCCGCTGGGCGAACTCGATCGAGGCGTCGATCTTCCCCTTCGCCCGCCGGATGTCGGTGATCTTCCCGATCGGCTGGGCATAGTCGTGATTATAAAACACGACCGGGTTCTTCTCATACTCGCCCGCGTCCATGCCCTGAGAGATCAGGACCTCGCCGTCGCGGTCGATCGTTTCGGTCGTGATGGTGGCGTCCACCTTGACGCCTTCCCCCTTCGAGACCATCGCCTCGAGCGTCTTCTTCAGCATTAGAGATCCTCCAGAACCGGCATGAAGTCGCACCGGCAGTTCGGGTGTACGATTCCCTGAGAGTCGAACGTCGGCGTGTACGTCCCGCCGTCCGTTCCTCGGATGGTCATCCCACCCCGGACCATCGGGGAGTCCACCCCGAGGGCCTTCCCGCCAGCCCCGAACGACTTCTCGACGGCCGAGCAGAACTCGCAGGCTCCCGGAGCCTTCAGGAACTGTTTCTCCTTCACGACTCCGGCTTCCTTCCAGGTGTCGATCTGGCCTTCGTGGTAGGCGTTCGCCGACTCGGTTCGGGCGATCGTCTCGGCCCGGTCGGCACTGAAGCCGTATCCGGTCCGAAGTCGTTCGATCTCCTTCTCGATCGAGAAGTCGCCCTCGATGCTCCCGATCGTTCGGTCCACGGTCGCGTCGATCACGCTCTCGACGATCAGGCCCGCCCGTTCGGCGATCGCCTTCTCGAGAGCCTCGGAGAGCTGAGGCGTCGAGATCTGAGTCCGTCCAGCTTGGCCGAGGATCTCGTTCACTCGAGCCGCTCCGACCGATCCGCCGCTGGCGGCAGCGGACTTGATCGCGGCGACGAGGTCGTCGAGCATCTTCCCTTTCGTCCCGACGAGGTCGGCGAGGATCGCCTGCATCGCGGCGTCGCCGCCTGCTGCCTTCTGGGGCGTCGGCTTGATCTCGCCGGACTCGAGGGCTCGGATCATGCGGCCCCGGACCTTCTCGAGTCCATCCTGAACGATCGCGGCGATCGCCATCGCGGGCGTCCGCTTCTCATCGCTTCGGATGTCGTCGTCGGCGTCGGGCTCGTCGGTCGCGGCCTTCGGCATCAGTCGGTCGAAGTCTGCCGCCAGGCCCTCGATCTCGAGTCGTTGGAACTTCGTAGCCTCCGGCCACTCGTAGACCTTCGCCGCGTGGTTCTTGCACTTGCATCCGGGCATTGACCAGTCGAGCCACTTCGCTTTCTTGTCTTCCTTCTTCGGGTGACCAGACGGGAGGAGGTCGTTGTCGCCGACGTACTTCGCGTCCTTCGGTCGCCCGTTGCGGACGAGGTAGAGGAAGGCGTTCACGCGAGCCATCGACCACTGCTGTCGGCTCATGCCGGGGCGGTGCGAGGTCGAGAAGGCTCCGGCCCCTCGCCGGTAGACCGCCTTCAGCATCCCGAGATCGACCTTCTTCCCCTTCTTGTCGCCGTGTTCTTCGTTATGTTCCTCGACCTTGTTCTTCAGGGCCTTCTCGGTCGCTTCGCTGATCTCGATCCCGCCGCGAGATCCAGACGCCGACCCTTCCGGGTTCTCGTCGGACCCTTCTCGCTGCTCGCTCGGCTTCGCGGGCGTCGATGAGACCCGGTCGCCCTCGGCCTTCTCTCGAGCCCCCTCGAGTTCCTCGAGCTTCCGGTCGGCCCACGCGGCCCCGGCCTCGTCCGGGTTCGCGGGATCGCCGCCCCAGAGCAGCCAGGCGACCACGCCCGCGGACGGGTACTCGTCGTGGCTCGGCTTCGCGGCCGGGGCGTCGAGGTCCACGCGGTGACGGCTGAAGAAGTTCGCCATCCGCCCGACGGTCTCCGGGCTGAGGTTCGATCGGTTCGAGATGTCCCTCGCCCGAGCGACGCCGACCTCGGTGCCGCCTCGTCCGTGTTCCTCTCGGAGACGAAGACCACGCTCGGCCAGCTCGGCCATCCCGGCGGTCGGCTTCAGGTCCACGTCGTCGAGGGCCTTCTCGTCCCCGTGTTCGAGGCCCGTCGCGTCGGTGTAGTCCTGCATGGCCTCGCAGGGCATGTAGAGGATCCGCCCGTCCACCTCGTGGACGTGATGG